CAGCACAACGCTGGTGCCGTTGGTAGCTGTAAAGTCGGATGGGTCAAGGATGACCCCGTTCATCACCACTTGCAGGTTATCTACCGTGTAAGACAGCGTGGCACTGTTGTCGTCTGAACCGCTGAATGTAGTCTGCCCTGCAGTTGCTGTGTACTCGTACAGAGTCAGACTGACATTGCCAGCCGAGGTGGCAGCAATCCAGTTAGCGCCATCATAAACCCGCATCTCGTTGGCTGTGCTATTGAAATATAATGCGCCAGAAACCAGCGAGTTTCCGTCATTGTCCTGAGATGGATCTGATGATTTTGGACCAAGATACCTGTCATCAAAACTGTCAAAACTAGACGCCGCAGAAGATGCACTAGCCGCCGCAGCAGTCTGACTTGCAGCAGCAGCCGTGGCAGACGATGCTGCCGCTGTGGCACTACTAGCTGCTGCCGTGGCTGAGTTCGCACTAGCAGTCGCAGAGCTGGCACTATTGGTAGCTTGGGTCGAAGATGTTGATGCGCTGGTCGCAGCATTAGATGCTTGAGTTGATGCCGTAGATGCGCTTGCTGCCGCTGCTGTAGCTGATGACGCCGCCTCTGATGCTTTTGTAGTCGCAGTATCTTTATGACCAGATGCTGTAGACGCAGAACTTGCTGAATTTGTAGCTGATGTCGATGCTTCTGAGGCTTTTGTCGTTGCTGTGCTGGCCGATGAAGCCGCAGATGTGGCACTTGATGCGGCATTTGTGGCACTTGTTGCAGCTTCACTGGCTTTTGTTGTAGCTGTCGTGGCGTTTGTAGCAGCGTTTTGAATAGCAGATAGATTGTTTGTAATGTTAGCCATATTAGTCGTTTGACCAGCTACGGTAGTAACATTACTGGAAACCCCAGCGACAGTAGTAACATTGGCCTTGATAGCAGCAAGGTCAGATATAGCGTCAGTTGCTATTGTGCCGTCCTCGATGTCAGCAAGAGCAGCTATGTCAGCAGAAGCAGCAGATACAGTTTGAACATCTGAGATGCTAGGGCCAGCTTCAGGAACGCCTGTTGTAGCGTTAAATGCTAGAGTTTTGCTTTTACGGGTATCCTTATTGGGCAGCTTTAGATCAACAGTCTCATCAGAGTCAGAAAGCTGCAAGGTTCTGCTAAATGATGTCTCGTTTTGCTGAGCTACAGCAGTGAGCTTATCAAGCTCAGTATTGAGAGAGGCAACATTAAATGGGCCAGAAGTAGGGAAGTCTGTAGTTCTTGTAATTGGTATGTCACGGAAGATAGTTGTCTTTGTCGTGTTTGCATAACTATCCCCAAGAGTGATGTGACCACCAGAAAACCCGTCATCTACAGCAGTACCAGTAACAGCAAAAGTCCCTGTTCCAGTTCCTCTGGAAAGAGTCGTATCTACACCCGATGCGTTTGTAACGACAACCTTGATGTCATCCAAAGCAAAGAATGGAAAGTCTATTGTCAGTTGAGTCGAGTTAGCAGTTATAGCCTGCGTATACTGAACTCTAGCGTCATTATCTGCAATCTGTATAGTAGCCATAACTCTTTATCCTTTATTGGCTTAACAAGGTAAATTCACTTTACTTTCCATACGCCCAATCAAAAAACGGGTCAGAAACAGGATGATTACCAAAAGGGGTGATAAATCTTCCGCTTTGAAGGGTTTTCTGGTCTGCCTCACCAGTTATTACATCTGTCATTATTGATGCAGCCGTAGAAATATTGCCTGCTGTTGGGCCAAGGACTGCATTTAACTTGGCTCCTGTAGGCATTTGAAACCTTCTATCATCAACAGTTGCTGGCCTTAACCCAAGCCTGTTGTTACTTAGCTTCTCTACAGCATTATTAACGTCCATAAAAAAGCCAGTTATGCCACTGCGGTCTATAGCATTGATAAGTTTCTCATCAAATGTTTCTTTTCTATCAATGCCGTACTGAGCTCTTTTAAGCTCATTAACCATAGCGCCAAGGCCAACAAGAAGAAATGCACCTTGCCAAAATGCACCATCTCTTTCTTGCAAACCAGAGGTAAGCATACGAACATTGGCAGCCTGTCCATATGATTTAAACTGAGTAACCATGGAGCCAAGTTCAGTAGATGTCCACAAAGCCCTATCTCCGGCTCCTGGAGTAATGATTATTCTTTCAACATTCTGGTTTAGAGCATTTCTAAACTGCAATCTCATAGTAGAATCTGTCCAAAGCTCTGTATTAGGCATCCATTGACCGTCAACCTGTTCTCCAAATCGGTCAATCATTTGCTTCATACGCATATGACTTTGTTGATCTATGCCGTTTTTTAACAGCTTTTCTTTGCTTGCTTTAGGAAGATTTTCCCAAGGCTGCATAATAGCTTCAGTCATACGCAACATTGTTACGTTTCCTGAAAACTCTTTCATAACCTGATTCCAAATGTTTAATCCATTAAGGACAAACATTGCAGAAGCGCTAGCGTTGAGTATTCTCTCAAGAGCAAATCTGTTTCCAAATATATCGCCAACATCAGCAAATGCTTGCGCTCTCAGGCCTAATGTAGCATCAGCAGCCACAGCAGCAGCAGATAACTCTTTTCTACTTAACTGCTTAATTAAAGATGATTGGTTGGCAAAAGCTATTTTTAAACCCTTTTCATAAGATTGCTTAAAGCCCTCAACCATAACAACTCTTGCAGCGTCAGGGATCGAAGAGACCATAGCGCCACCCATGCCCACAATAACATTGAAAGATTTCATGCTTCTAACGAATCTACTGCTTAATTGATGAGGATCTTTAGATGCACCATATGTTCCACGAAGCCTATCTCTTAAACCCCTAACATCTCTAAGATCGTTTTCAAGCTGCTTTCTGAGAGCTTGTTTGGCCTCAACGCCACCTGCCTCGTCAATAAGGCGTGTATATTCAGATATGATGTCATCTATAGTAGATTTCATATCAACGCTGCCAAAACGTCTTGCAATCTCTATGTCCATGCCCATAGTTCTTGTGTGGTGTTTAAGCAAAACCTCAACATCACTCTCAAGAAACTCTTCTATAAGATCATCGGGTATTTCAAATGTTCTAGCTTTTGCACCTGATGCACTCATTAAGTCATCAAGGTCTCCATTATCTAAACCAAGATAGGGCCTTGATTTAGTAACAGAGTCAAATACCTCATCAGCAAACTGCTGCGCTTCACGCTGACTCATGCCCTTAGTTGAGATAGCCCAAGACCTTACAATAGAAATAAAGCGTTGCGGATCGTTCATAATTTTATCAATCCTATAGAGACGAGGAAGATAACTTGCAGCGGTGTTAACTGAGACCCCCTGACTTCTAACTTTATCTAGCTGCTTTGTGAGTGTTCTTACAGCAGCTTCATCTCCAGATCTTTTAGCAATCTCTAAAGATCTCTGTATTTCAGCCTCAAAAAGCCTGACCTCTTCTGCTTCTTTCTTTATCATATTAAGCTGTTTTCTTGCGGCTTGAGCTGCTTGAGTAACATATGGAGATGCAGCATCACCGATGTCATCAACATCATTTCGACGCATAGCTTTTCCAATACGAACCCTAAAATCAACCTCAGACAAATGAGACAGACCAGAAGAAAACTTATCTTTTGCCTGAACACCTATAACTTGGAAAGACCTAACGATATCGCTTTCACTAGCAACTTTTCCCCTATAAGCAAGATAAGCTGTATCCTGCTCTCTTATCGCAGCTAAAAGATCTGAAAGATATTTTGTTCTAAATGTGGTTTCTACAGACTGAGACATACTCAACTCCTCATCCACTCTTTTAGTCATTATGCCACCCATATCTACCATTTCACCAGCAATCCCCCTTACAATAGGGTTGCTGCTTTTCAGCATTCTGTAGACAGGGTTAAATCCTAGCTTTTCTATTTTTACTCCAGTTTCTTTAGCGGCATCTCTTTCTATTGTGTCGTAAGCAGTTTGCCTCGCCCTTTCTGGGCTAGCCGCAGCTCCAGCAGATTCATAAGTATCTGAATACTTTTTTTCAAAAGCTTTATCTCTAGACAAAGATCTGGATGTTGCAGCCCTCGCAATAGTAGGGCCAAAAGCTGTATTTACAGTGCCACCAATGCTGCTTACAAGAGCGAGAGCCATAACACTATCAGTTATAGTTTTATCTTCCCTAGCAGCTTGCAATGCCATTTGTTCTGGCAAAACAGTTGCCATAGAAAAAGCAGCTCCAGACATAAATCTTTTAGAAGCGGATGCAGCTTTCATAAATCTTAAGGGTGCTATAGGCAGTACAGAAGATGGGGTTAATAATGCGGCTCCTATCTCTGCAAAAGCAGAATCAGAAGATGAGAGTATGTCTATGTCAGCACGCTCATCTTGTAACTTTTGAGCAATGTTAGCTGTCTGAGCAGAGTTCTTGCTGTGCATTGTCCTCCATGCAAGCTCAGGTTGAGCCTTTACAAGTGGATCAGACATATTGTCGTAATCAGGATCTATCGTATCATCCAAAAATAGCTGTTCATTAATATAATCAGATGCTGCTTTGACAGGATTAAACTGTCTCATAGCAGCACCCCAAATCTGCTTTTGATTTGTATTGTAATAAAAAGGATTAGCATCTCCAAATTCGCTAGCCCTAAAAGAGCTTGTAATAGGGCCAACAGACTCTATGTCCCTGCGAATCATTTCATCAGGGTCCATGTCTGTTACAGGGACTTCTGCTTCTGGCAAAAGACCAGATTGAGTATTAATAACTTCATCAGGGGTTTGGTCTACAGCAGTAGGTAGGTTTGGGCCAACAGGCTTCTTTTTAAGAAACCAATCAGGAACCTCAACTTCATTATATGGGCTAACAACGGGGCCATCAGGTTGGCCAGCTTCGAGTTGTACCTGCTCGACAGGAGTATCAGAATCTTCCTGACCAGCCTGTATAAGCCTATCAACCCTTTGGTCTCTAGAACTATCAGATGGTGGAATAGCGCTTACAGTAGCATCAGGAGATACAGGTGAAACGGCATCTTGAGTATCAGAAAGAACTTCATCTCTTATAGCTCTATCTTCAGAGAAATCTACCTCACCAGCAATTTGTTCTGGCGCTCTAATGCCCCTGATAGGGTCTGTTTTTATTCCAAATTGTTCACTTTTTTTTTGAGCGCCTGTTTCAAAATAATCGGCTTCCCGATTACGTCTGCTACCGTAGTCATCACCAAAGTTTCTAAGGTTGCCTACAGCACCGTCCCAATCACCTGATGTTACTTGACGCCAAAAGTTAGGTGTTTCAGTAGCAAGATTGCCATATTGAAAAGCAACAGATGTAATCACCGTAGCTTCCCTCATTGGCAAATCATCAAAAGACTGACCAGTTTTGGCCTTCCACCTTTTCTTTAGGAGACCAAGCTCTTTCTTCTTAGCAAACTCATTAATGGTTTTGGCTTGCTCGTCACTAACAACAAGATTACTGGCAACCTCATCGGCAGCAGCGCCCTTGATACCCAAGTATGGGGTAAGTAAATCAATGATTTCTTTTGATAAGCCTTTAAGATCACTGACAGATCTTGCTCCAAGATCAAACCCGCTAGCAATGGTAACGCCAGAGTCAGACCCTTCCGGGTTAGGAACATAGCCTTTTAAACGAAAGCCTTCTTGCTCAAGAATAAAATCCCAATCAATATTACTCATTGCTATAAACCTTTTCTAACTCTTCAAGATACTCTTGATCGCTAAACTTCCCTGATGCCCAATCTCTTAAAACCTGAACATCAGCAGCATCTATAGTTGGTGTAGTTATAACGCCAGCTCCAGGCTTCATAATGCCAAGTACAGGTTTGATTGTGTTTAAAGTGGCATTAATTTTTTCTTCAAGATCCAGAAGCATAGTATCAGAGTCAAAAAAACTTGAATCCTCATCTAAATCATTAAGAATATCATTTGAAAACCCCTGAACAATGCTTGGCGATAAAAGACTCATTTGACTAAAGAAGTTTCTAACGGTAGTGCTTTTCGTCCTTTGAATAGCAGCTTCGACAATCTTGTTATCGAGTGACCTATTGTAGTCATAATGAAAGCCAGTAAGAACAGGTATAGAGACACCTTCTTCAGAAACCATATAAACAGTATATGTCTGATCTCTACCAAAAACCTCCTCTGGCACAACCCTTAGATTTGTACCATCTGTATCATTAACCATGTCAATAATGCTTTGGTCATATGCAAAATCAGGACGCAAAATACTGCGCCTAACCTCTCTATAAAAAGCATCTGCAACACTGCCATCTGGGATCACATCTATGTTAGACCCTATGCTTTGAGAAGCAGACTTATACCAAGTGTTAAACCCGATGTATGAATCACCATTTTCATCAATATTAACACCAATGCTGTCAGAAACAGCAACAACAGCGCTTCTAATAGCAAGCTGCATACCCTCTTCTGTTTGAGGCAAATTATGCCTAACCATCAAAGCTGGAACAGCAGACTGTAAATAAGACATAAATCTGGGGTCTCTAATAAAAGCATCAGATATGTCGGCATCTGGGGCAACGCTAATTTGATCTAACTTTGCAAGATCAGCGGGGCTTCTTGTTGAATCATCAAAAAAGAAAACATTGTTTTGAACAGACTCAAGAAAACTTGAAGGCTCAACAGCATCGTTAAAGTTTGATTTTATAACCTCTGTAAGATCTGCGCCAAATGTTGCCTCGATGCTAGAGGACATTCTTTTGCCTCCAGTATTCGTTTTCATGTTTGCAGCATTGATCGCTTGCCAGTCTTTCGGGCCTACAAATCGAAGCATATTAAAAGTGGTAGTGTCTATGCCAGCATCCTGCATATACTTTTCTGCTTGTAGTTCACCAACTCCAAGGCCAGCAGTTCCTGCTCTGTTTATTCCTTGTGAAAGAGTCAAGAACAGGCTGTTGTAAACCTCTTGTGCAAGATTATAGACCTCTGATTCTTGAACAGGATTATTTACACTATTCATAAGATTAACAAGATCAGGATGAACAAACTTAAACTTGACGCTAAAGCCTATAGCTTGATCTATGTTTTCTTGTGCGACCGCAGGATCGGCATGATTAAATATATTGCCCTCACCATCCTGAGTAAGGGCAGGAGCAAAGCGGTCAACAATTATCTTCTTATCAGCCTTGTTTGCTACACCATTTCTTGCATTAGAAACAGCTCTGTTAACCTCCCTAATCTTGTCATGGTGTACTTTATGGCGTGTTTCATAGTCTCTAATAGATTTACGAAACTGGTTTAAGCTTAGAGCAGCGCCTTCACCAACAAAGCCTTTTCTGACGAGTTCAGACTCTATGTTTCTAATAGCGTTAGGAGAAATAATATATCCTCCAGCAGGACTCATTACATGCTCAAGATCTAACAGGCCAGCTTGACCTTCCGCTAAAAGCTGTTTTTTAAGTTCTGTATTTCTTGTTTTTACAAAAGAAAGCCATGTGCTGTTTTTAATAAGACCTTGTTCATACATGGCTTCAGCACGGACTCTAAAATTATCTCTGTCATCTTGACTAAGGGTCGTATCCAAGTAACCAGAAACATAACCATCAAAGATTTCTTTGTTTTCTTTAAAGATATCATCTTCTCTTGTTCTTGCTGTTGTGTACTCAGACTTCTGGTAAGACCTAAAGTCGCCAAGAAGTATAGCTTTTCTAGCGTCATCAATAGGAAGCTGAAGGATATCTAATTCACTGTCTATTTGACCTGTAGAAATTTTAAGCTTTGTGTTGCCAACAATATCTATCTGGTTTTGCTCAGATGCAGAAACATTGGCATCAGTAACCGCCTTTAACTTACGAACGTGTGCAATCATAGAATCAGTGATCAAATCAGAATTTATGCTAGCATCAGCTCTTGTTGCAGATTCAAAAGACACTGCAAAAGCCAGAGCGTTGCCAAATCCACCCTCTCCACTTTCTGTGTCATAGTATATTTTCTCTATGTTTGCCTTTGCCCCAAGAAGAACAACTTGAGCATTGCCATCTCTACGCATTTGCTGAATTTCAGATTCAGGAACGCCATTTAATTCAAGAACCTTATAATTGTCATCAAGCTCATCTAAAAGCTCTTGTGTCATTGCTGCTGTACCCTCTTGGGCCTCTTGGTCCGTTCCAGCACCAACAGTGGCAATAACACCAAGTTTCTGATTAATATCGCCTATTCTAATCTTGCTTGTGGCGATAGCATTTTCTCTAGTTTCTTGAATTTGGGCAGACCTAGCTCTACTTGTTCTAACCTGAAACTCAGCGTTTACACGTCCAGCAACAGTGCTAAAAACATCAGACTCAAGCTCCTCTTCAAGCCTGTCAAGATAACCCTTGGCGGCACCATTAATAGCATTTGGATCATTTGGAGTTTTTGCAAGAGCTGCATCAGCAGTTGCAGCAGCGTCGATAGCAAGTTGAGATCCGTAGGTTGTAAGTGCAGACTTTTTATAAGCAGCTTGTAAGGCTTTTTGCTCACTAGTCCCATAAGCCTTAATAGCAGATGCGTATGTAGTATCGACAAGGGGAACTAGATTGTTATTCTTGTCATACCTCATTCCAGCAGTTCGCCCTTCAGACTCTGCTTGAATAAGCATTTCATTAAACTCTTGGCGTCTGATATCTGTACCAATAGACATAGTCGCATCAGAAAGCTTGTCTATCTGACCAGCAAATTGCTTGTATCCACTTAGGTTTGGCATTCCTGCCGGAGATACGGTTACACTTCTGCCTTGTGTTTTTCTAAAAGCCATCAGGGATTTCCTACAGATTTTTTACCAGTGTAAATGTCGTACCCCATTTGTGCAGACTTGGAAAATCCTCCAAGAACCGCAGCTCTACCGCCAGCTTTAGCAGATGCCGCACTAATGCCATATTTTCGCCTTTGAGAAAGCCCCATAAGCTTGATAGAGCTTATATCAGCAAGAGCAATCTTTTCCTCGTCTCTTGCTAATGCTTCAACAGAAGAAGAAGTGCCAAGAGCAACGCCTTGACCAGCCATAGCATTGTTTAGAGTAGAAAGCTGGCTTCTCAAGCGTCTGTTTCTTTCTGACTCTTGTTGAGATGCCTGAATAGCAGCCATCTTGCCTTGCTCTTGGTAAGACTCAGCCTCTAACTCATAAGCTTTCTTCTGCTCCCTTGCGGCAAGCATAGTCAAAGCAACAGAGGCGATTTGCATTTCAACGCCCATTATACCTCTACCTCCAGCAATATGCCGTTTAGCGTTATGGGCAGCGGCTGATCCTGAGTTATTGTAACAGTCCCTTCACCACTCCAGCCCAGAAGATAAACCTCTTTGCGCTGCGTAATAGCTTGTGGCTCAAGTGAAAAATCATCAGTCACACGCCTTATCAGGATATTAGTACCTTTTGTCTTAACGCTCAATGTCTCGTTAAGATCGAGGACAGCACGGACAATCCTGCGCTTTTGACCAACTGTTATACCATCCTGCAATGTAAACTCAGGGGGCAGCGTAGTCATAGTAGGTGTGTAATTAATTCCTATCTCTACGCTGGACACAGCTTCGGTCAAGGCAAGGTTTCCGCTTCCATCAGTAGTAAAAGAACCCATCCCATAATTACCACTCTTAACGGAGACTTGAGTATTAGGTAAATGAGAAACTGTCCAGTTTTTAGTAGGAGAGCCGTTAGTCGCTTTAACAGCAGAATCAAGATGGTAATCGTTATCGAATCTCTCCAGAGATGTTACGGTAGAGCTATTGATAGTTCTCTCGCAAACCACATAGATCCGTCTATTCACATTAACGATGTTCTTGAAACTGCCAGTGGTAGAATACTGAGACCAGCCTTGCAGCTTTTCCTTACGAATACTGACAAAAACAGGCATTGTTCCGTCATCATTCAAAGTATAAAGGTAAGACTCGACCTGATCCGCAGCTTCACGCTGAGACTCAAGAGCATTAGGTCCAGTCATCAAATGCTGAGATAATATAGTCAAAGCATCAGAATTATATGCTTGGCTTAAATCGGAATAGATAAACTCCCTGATTGCACCTTTAGACTTTGTAAGGAACACGATTGCACCATCAAACTCGACAGGAGAAGTAAAGCCAGAGCCAAAAGACGTTTGCTTTTTAATAGCGATAGTAGACGGCGTGAGAGGGCGTTCATCAACTGTAGGAACGTAAAGTTCCTGTTCAGAGGTGAATATGGACAAATGACGCAGGGACGCCATGCTTTTGATCTCGGAGACTTGGTTCTCGGCGATCTGCACTTGGATTGATTCATCATCAAGACCTGTCCCCACATCAAAGTTAAAAAACTCCCCTACTTTTGAAAAGAAAATGTGATTAGGCAGATCCCTAGAGCCACCGAATATTAGACGTTGATCGTGAAATATAACAGATCTTGCAAATCCTTTTCTTGTTGAAAAGACTTGTTCCTTGAAAGTATCCCTAGCATTGGTGTTTGCAACGGCAGAGCTAAATGTGCCTGTAACAACAGTTGTAGAAACAAAGGCTGTAATATTTATATGAACTACAGTCCCAGCAGAGTCAGTAAACTCTATCTTTTCCCCAACACAATCAGCAGTAAATATTGCTGAGCTAGCAGTGAAGTTTTGTGATCCTGTATTAGAATTGTGAGGGGTTATGGTAATAGCAGGATCTGAAAACCTAAAATAAGGTTGGAAAGTAAAGCCTGATGACGAATCAAAAGCGTATGCTGCTCTAGCAAATGTATCAACGGCAGTTCTGGTTAAAGTCTGCATAGGCATTGTAGGATGAGTAACAATCATTGTATCGCCAGACTGTGCGACTTTTAACTCACCAATCATTGCCGTAGTCCAAGGACAGCTTGTGATTGTCTGGGTAATGTTTGTAGGGCTTGTTACATCAACAATCTCTACTTTAGTGTTGCTGAACAGAATGATATAAGCTTCATCCTCATCATAGACATATGGCTCTGCCTGATAAGCAACATTAGATAATGTCTGTAAATACTGAAGGCCGGGACGGCGTGTGATCCCACCCTGAGAGCGAACACGAAAATTACGCAGTGTCTTTACGCCATTCTTGTAAGCATCTGAATCTACTCTTGAACTCAGAAGTGGGCTTAATTCCCCAGCGGTAAAGTTTGTATAAAATTGACGTAAGAGGGCCATTCAACTCTCATGTTGTTGTGCCTTCTATGTCTTGGAAGATGCCATTGCCGAGCCTTGCCCGATGGAATCTGCTCAAGCGAAGACCTTGTGTGGTTACTTGCTGGCTATCCCTAGCTTTGGCTTTCCTAAACTGATTTTCAGCCAAAGTTGTGTATGAACTAGCAACATCTGCTTTTCTTGTCACAGACAGGGCCAGAACAGAAGCTAAACGAAATATAACCCACATTGTAAAAGCTGGGGGCCAATATTGTGTATCTGGACGGAAGATGTAGTTAAGAACAACCTCATCATCAGTCTCGGCATTTATATAGATATAACGCTCATAGATATCATAACGCTGGACAACATCATCAATGGTTACAGTCTGAACCTGTATAACATCAGGCTCTGTAGGCAAAGCATAAGCAGCTTCCCATCTATCTACAGGAACGTCTGTAAGTCTAGATAGCTGCTTTTGGCCTGTAGCAAAGTTCCAGTTGGTAGCAGCAAGACAGTCGCTAACAACATCTTCGTATATTGTGTTGGCAACCAAAGCTTCGTCTGTATTGTCGGTAAACGAGGTCAAAGGCTCCAATCCAATCAGAACCATTGCCTTTTGGGCTACCTCAATATCAGTTGAAGGTGTTGTCGGCATTCAATTAAGCGCCTTTCTTCTCTAAAATCTTCTTTTGAAGATCTTTAGGAAGCTTCTTTTGGGCTGCTGTTAAAGATGGCTTGCCCATTGTTTTGGATTTCTTTTTTGGAGGACGACCCTTTTTAGATCCATAAGTTCCCGGTCCCATAGGCATGACACTATTCCTTTTCAGGTTTGCTTAGCTTTAACCAATGAAGCTTTGCTGTTTTGAAAACTGTAGCTTTATTAGTCTTGTTTGAAGAAGGGGCAGCTTTCGCCGCCGCCTTCTTTTTTGGTGTTGGCTTTTTAGCCATTAGTCAGAGTCACCTGCTGCAAGATCCGTCATATTTGTGACGTCAACGACAGTGCCGTTGTTTGCATTTACAACAAAGATTCCAAACCCAGGAGTGCCATCTGTATCAACGCTGGCAAATATTACATCACCAACATTCATGTCTGATACACGGCTATTAAAATAGCCAGCAGTATCTACAACAGCAGCCGCATCGGTAGTTGAATAGTGCCAGATGTGGAAGCCATTGCCTGAGTAATTGACTAAAGAGAGGTTTGCGTCTGTATAAGCCATTATGTCTCTCCTTATTTCTTGAGCGAAAGCTCAAACACGCCTTCGGCATCAATCAGAACAGAGTTCATTTGCATTTTGTTCATCACAAAATATGAATCCTTATCGTTATGATACTGCATGTTTGAAGAAACGTCAGTGCCGATTGCATGACCAATAGCGTCAGCATGATATGCAAAACACTTACGGTTTGTACCATCGTCATCTAGACCGCCAAATGGGAACCACATGAAGCCAAGCCATTGCTTTGCCGTAACTCCATTTGGAAACGGAAGATCAGACTCGCCAATGTAGTTGGTGCGAGAAAACTCATCCAAGTCCAGAAGCTGTGACCATTGCTCCCAACCAACGACAACATAACGGCGTCCATCGTCAGGAACCTCGTTATTGCCAAACAGCTCCATAAGACCCAAAGCCCAAGCCAAAGTAACACCATTTGATGTTTCATTGTGAGTGGATGTAGTCGTATCCATAGCTGCAAGAATGAGATCGTCAGTTTTGCGTCCAAGTGCGTAAGCACCAGACTGCTGAGCAACCATCATCTCATCGTGGTTAATACGAAGCTGGTCCAGATCGTCAATCCATTCGCCAGCAAAATAATCCTCAACGGTCACATTTACGTTTGTGTGAGTGAGGTTCATGGGGGCGATATTTCCGTGTCTCGCCTTGGTAGTCGCTACGCCTTTACCGATTTTCTGGAACGTAGTCTTGTTCTTCACGCCATTGCGTGTACGAACAGTGTTCCGAAGCTTTGAACCCATGCGCTGATACGCCATGTGGACGCCGGATTCAAACTCCTCGATAAAGGAGGTGGAGATAGTTGGTGTAGCCATCTCAATGCTCCTTAAAAGCTGTTAAAGTCAAAGGTTTGTTTCCTATCTGGTTGTCCACTAGCGCTGGGCCTTTCGGTTGTCCTTAACTAATTGGGCCTTCAAGTAAACGTAAGTTGGCAGATAATGATCTTACTGTTAATTCACATTATCCCTTATTTCTCGAATACTGAGCAAATCCAGCCTTAACTCTTTCGACAAAGGCCGGATCATTACCTTTCCAGTATCGAGGATCTTGTTGCATATTACGCAAATCATCAATGCTAAGAGTCTCTTGAAACTCAGTCTGGCTAATCATGTTAAACTGTGGTTGACCATTTAGTTCCATAAGCTCTTCAAATAGCTGAACCATGCCAGCAGATGCCGGGACATTGGCAAACACATTATAAGCTTCTTCGGACAAATTCTTGCCAGCCCAAGAATCTACACGCTCAAGCCTTCTCTCTGCGTGTTCTCCAAGCTGCTCAGACTCTACGTTCCAGTCTGGACCACGATTAGAGTCCATAGCAGCCCACTCGTTAATTAGGCCATCAAACTCTTCTTGCGACATTCCGTAATTGTGAGCCTTATCACGAAACCAATCCAGAAGCGGATCATTTTCATCAATGTTAAGCTCAACGCCATCTGGCGATTGAACATTAACTTCATAATCTGCTGGACTGATTGGGGCTGCGCTAGAGGCTTCTGCATTAAGCTCTTCGACAATTTGATTTCTTAAATCTTCTTTTCTGGTGTAGAAAGCTCTCTCAAGTTCCTTGTAGCTGTTAGAAAGCTCTTCTGGCCTATCAAACTTCTCAGGAAGCCAATCAGGTCTTTCTGCTACTTGTTCTTGAGGTTGCTCCTGCTCCGTTTGAGCCTGAACCTCTTGGGTTTCAGCTTCTTGAGTTACTGCTTCTTGTTCCATTTAACAATCCCATTTCCTAAGTGCTTTGTTAATACGACTATTAGGGTCATTAGCCGTCTTTTTAGATGTAAGCTTCTTTTTCATACCCATCATACGCTTACAGAATGATCTGCGTCTAGCTGCTGCTTTTGGTGATTTCTTGGCTTGCTTGGCAGATACAGGACGTTTGATGTTTTTGCCCTGACGCCTTAGAGATCTGCGACCAGCTTCATTCAAACCGCCGGACTTGCTCTGACCTTCTTTTCTTTGCCATGCTGGTGTTTTAGACATTATGTCCTCGCATATGTTGGCTTTTTACCGCCACCACTAGGATTTGTTTTGCGCTTTCTAGAGGTGGCAGAAGCCTTCTCACTTTTGCTCATACTGGCAGCTTTACTTGCTGGTACACATTTTGGGTATTTTCTACCATCACCCATCTTTCGACCACATTTAGGGTGCTTGCCATCTTTCTTAGTGGAGATATCTACCCAGTTTTCATTAAACCATTTGGTCAGGCTCATTTGTACTTACCGCCCATCCTTTTATACTGCTGCACAAGCTGGCCGCTTGCATATGCGCTGGGCCATTTCTTTACTCTTGCTTTCACAATAGCTTTTGCTCTTGCATACAAACTTGGATTAGAGGGTTTAGCCATCGCCTTGCTTCCTTCCTTGTTCACAGCGGCCCTTAATAACAGCTACAACCCATCTTGAGCCTTCAGCATGGGCTAGAGTTTCGATTCCCACCCCAGCAGGGTAGACGTTATTTGTCGTGATAGATTCCAAGTACGATAAGAAGTCTCTTCCAATCCCCGAGCCAAACAGAGCGTAGGCTTTGCTATTAAGATCTTTGTCAACTTCCTTGCTGTATCCCCTGCCATCAATCGAGACATTTATCTTCTCCTTCATTGTTGCGGTCCTTGCTGCTGCATCATCTGCTGCATTGTTTGTACATTCTGCTCTACTTGGCTTTGGTCAGCCAAGAGTTCTTCCATAATGCCAAACTTAGCTGCAAGGTACTGCACAACTTTCTCTTGATTGTAGAGGACGGGAGTAATTTCTGGGCCAAAAGTAGATGCTACAGTTTGCTGGAACCTGACAAAATCAGACACATCTTGCTGATCTTGCGCCCTCAGTAAGGGAGAGACAGGTACAATCCGCAACTCACGACCATCAATCTTAGGAATATCAATCAATCCCTGATCCGAATAGATCTTTGCAATACGCTCAACAAGAGGCTGCAAAAACTCTTTCTGCATACGGCCAGCTACAGCACCCATATCTCTAGATACATCAGCTAGGCGCTCAGAGACTTCCGTAGCTGAAAGAGGCGTTCTAGCATTGGGACGTGTATCAAGCTCATCTATAAAGAGGGCTTTACGAACATTGCGGCGCATATCATCGAGAATAAGCTGGCCCACATCAAATCTTCCAGCAGACTGCAATGTGTCGATAGATGATCCGGGGCTTCTTGGAATAAATGTTCCCGGCTGTATAGTTATGTTGTCTGGGTTGAATACACCATCATCATCATAAATGTACGACCCTGCAATCGCCATCTCAGCGTTTTCAAGAATAAGCTGCACTGTAAGGTTAAGTGTTTTGATGGCTGGCATAGCTTGCAGAACAGGACCACGACCCCATACTTCAAAGCCTGATTTAGACCAGCGTGTTGTAATCCAAGGAACAGATCCTCTTCCCTTCAAGGTTTTCTTAATTAGAATCTCATCATCTGTTTCGGATATAAGGTAATATGTATACTCATCCTTAAACTTGTTCTGAGTGTCATACATCGTTGCTTCAACGATTCTTGTTTTCCTAGAAGGATCACGCTTTTGTATTTCCTTCATCTTCTCAGAATACTTAGCATCAGGATAACGATGCTTTACTTCTGTAATGTCGCAATCATACATCCAGCGGAACCAATCGCTGACTCTATCCATATGACCTGACATCAAAGCCAAGTTGGTTGGGGGTACAGAAGTGAAGTGTAGATCACCAACAAAACGACCCTCTTCACAAAGAAGGTTCATTGTACCCATTCCAAGATCCTGCAACCCTTCATGCAATTCAGCATTAAAGTTTGAGTTGCGTAGGCCCTCATGGAAAAGATCTGTAATACGATCAAGCTCTTGCAAAAGACCTTTAGTTACTTGTTCTTTTGGAAACTCTGGCCCCGGCATAAGCTTGAAAGCTCTGCCATTTGGGGGAAAGAACCCAAGCTGCAATCTTGATGCAAACTTAGGAAGGCCAACTACAGCAGTTTCATCATAGATATTCTCTGTGCGCCTAGCGGCAGGGGATTCCTGAAAAAAGCTTTCACGATGAGGAAGAACGTAGTCATACATCTCTTCCCATAGATCAGTCCAAGAGTTCCAACGCGACTTTGCCTTTTTGTAACGTGACATTACACGTTTGATCTCATCCGAATCTTTATTGGATGATGGGGCTTCTGGACTAGCGTCACCTGCTGAATACGGACTCATGTCGACTCCTTAATATCGTATGGACTTGCCCATGTTTTTCTGTGTACGGAAACCTGTAAAGCCGCCAATCTCTTCATCCTGTAAGCTTCTTTGCCCAACAAGGTTAGCCTTACGTTTACGCTCTGCATCTTCTTTACGGCGCTCTTCAGCTTGCCTTTCGGCTTCAAGGCGCTCTTCTTCAGCAGCTCTCTGCTTTTCAAGCTCTGGATCAGGGCCAGGACTTCTAGGTGACATAAAACCCATAGTAATCTCCTACTTCTGCTCAAAAATGCGCTTAGCGCCTTTCTTAATCAATTCACAATAAAGCTGATATGGTGTGCATATCCAAGGACTTCTTATCCCAACAAAATGCTTTGCTATGCTTACGCAGTAAGTAAATCTGGGAGCATATATAACGGTATGCTCGGTTTCACAGTCTAAGCAGATACAGTTCTCAATCAAGTATCCGACAAGCCAATCAGCGTCTTCCCCTTTATATGTATCTATCACAAAGCGCTGGCTGGCACATTCAAACTTTATCCATATCTCATTATCTACATCGTAATAGATAATAAACACATGACCAAACTGGGGCCTATGGGCGGTAAAAAGTCTCCAAGGACCAATGTTATCAGTCCCCTCAAAACAAACTATGAGCTTCATATCGCTCTTGAGAACCTTGTGCGTCTATTCCTAGCTTTTTGACGCTGAAAAGGGTTTCCTGCTCTCTCTACAGTTGCGGGGGAAGGAAGATTACCTACACCGACAATCACTCTACGACCCTCACCACCACCTAAAAAAGCATACTGTAACGCATCGTGCGGATGAGAGAATCTGTTCTTGCTTGGAGATTCTTCATATTTCTCACTACCCATATGATACTGGCGCTTGTATTGGTAGCCACCCTCAAATCCGCTAATAAGCACTGTACAAGTTGGGCTTACAGTAAGTGATGGGTATCCATCAACCATCCTGTTAAGAACGCCTTCAACAGCTTCGACTCTCATAATCCTGTCATTACTAGGCGCAGGGTGAGCATTAATGCCAGCAGCCCTCAATATCATAAACGGTGTAGTCTCTGAGGTCTGAGCCATCTGGTTTCCTGCCGGATCGCCTACAAACTTGAAGTCAAAGCCCTCCCACTTGTTCTTGGCTATCTCTCTTTTGAGGATGTCTGCGAACCTTCCGGCTCCCATATCTTGTCCGATGACTTCATGGAAGATCGTCCACTTGCCCGAATGGAGTTGCTGCGTGAATACAGCTGACGGCGTCCTGCCGAAATCAATGCCAACGATAATTTCTGAACCGACTTTGGGTTCGATGGGTGACTTCGAAACATGAGATTCCTTTCTAAAAGATGGGTATACAGGTTTGCCATCAAGAAGCGCCTGATACTGGTTGAGAACATATACCTTTACCCAGCTAGGAGCTTTGCCAAGGATGATCTTGTCATAATAATCAGCTTGTATGTTTCCCTGATTCTCCGCTTTTGAGTTCTTCTCGTAACCAGTTATGTTGCCTTCTCTGTCTTTTACTTCCTTCATAGCACCCGGTTGTGAGTAAAAGACCCAATCATCTGGCTTCACAAGCAACATTTTTTCTTCTGAGGACATATATTCAGGAGCAGGAGCCTCTCCAGACATGATTGCCCACCAATGGGTCTCATCTGGGCTATTTGTGTCCATAATTACGCCATACCAGCTAGGACCACCATCCCTCATCGAGGGGAAACGACCTACACGCATAGTACAAGCATCAACAATGCTTTTTGGGATCTCTCTGGCCTCATTAATCCACACAGCAGTTAACTCAAGACTAAGAAGCTTCTTAACATCCTCTTGTTTATCCAAAGCCAAGAAGATGACTTCGGATTCAACAGTAGTTCCATCGCCTAAAGCAAAGTTAACATTGTGCGTATATGGTGGAGACCAGACAAATCTGCCAATATCATCGGAAAACCAGTCACGCCATGTCTTGATCGTAGTGGTTTTTAGCTGCGGATTCGTGTTTCTGATAACCGCAAAACGTGTTCTGCGTACATTTTGCTGATTAGGGGACTGAGTAACAGCTATACGCATCAATTCCATGCAGCTAGCAACAGATTTGCCAGAGCCAACCGGACCACGGATGCCCCTGACAAATGATCTGTCTTTCATAAACGCCTTGGCTACAGGACCGGGCGGTTTGTAATCAAGCTTCACCCAAAGAACTTTCTTTGTGCAGCAGTTCCAGAACCAGCTCCTAGTGTTGCAACACGCTTTCTTCTGGCAGCGGCGCTAAGATCAGAAGGTACAACAGGAGGTGGAGGTGCAGGAGTTGGACTTGCATCACCACCATCACCTGTAGTTCTAGTTGGCTTTGCCGCCACAACAGGACCAGTTACAGTCAAGTCAGGGTCAAAATCACCCCTGCCTGTATAGCGACCGCCCTCTACAACACCCGCAATGTTACCATAGCTGGTAGCGGAGCCAGTTCCACTATCCGTGACAACAGTGGCCCCATAAGAAACCTTTCCATCCTTTATTGTGGGGGCATCGCCAGCAATCGTCTTCATAAGACTGGACGCCATTTTCTTTCCAGCAATGTTTGCCACGTTCAAAGCAGCACTTCCAACTCCAGGGATTGTAACCCTTCCTTCTGGAAGCTGACCTACCCTTGCCCTAGTAGCAAGATTCCCCATGTTGGAAACATTAAGACCGGGCCTGCCAGCAACATTAGCGGCAACAACATCACGGTTCATGCCATCAACAGCACCAAAGGTAGCCATTACATCACCGGGGCTTGGACCCCTTGACTTGGCTTTTGCAACACCAGCAGAAAAATCAGCAGGCGTACTAACTCTGCCAGTCCGTGCTTCTTTAGCTGCGTTAACAGGGCTGCTTGGAGGGGCTTTGTAGGAAAGAGAATCACCAGAAGCTTCTCTAGGTGTAGAGCCAGTCCGATTCGCTGGACCAGTTAAACTATCCGGCCTTCCTGTGCTAGGAGGTGACTTGGGCCTTTTCGCCCTTAATGGCTTTGGCTTTGGAGGAGTTGGGGCCTTCCTCCTTACATTACGACCCGGCTCTCTGCCGCCACCATCTCCGGGGCTGCTTGACGATGATGATCCCATAACTACCTCCTAGGTAAAAAAATATTTTGCAGTAATGCCATAAAGAAGTCCATTGCGTGTG